AAAATTAAAAATTATGAAAATAAATATAAAAGCAAAATCAAAAATTAAGAATAGGGAAATTAAATATCCTATAATAATGGAATCTACACAAAATGGAGATATAGTTATGTTTTTAAGCCCAAGTAGTGCAAGATCAATAGCAACTATATCACCATTCGGGACTTACAATGATAGTAATATTACTATTGATTCAAGTTTTTGGGTTAAATTTGAAGGAACTATTGAACTTTCAAATGATTAAAAAGAATAATTCTAAATTATAAAAATCATGGAAGTTATTTTAAATTTAACTAAATTTGTTACCCTCAATGAAGAATTGAGTAATGAAATTTTCCCTTCCTTTTTATCTATTGAAGAATTTATCTATCTTGGAATCTGCTACAATATGAAATCTGATGACCCTTTCTGTATGAAACCACCTCTTACTATTGATTATGAAAAACTTGAAACTCTTGGATTTATTAAGATAACTCAAGATATTGTATATCTAAGAGATAGAGCTATGGGATTATTTGGTAAACAATCTGATGATATTTTAGAACTTACTAAGAAATTCAGAGAGTTATTTCCAGCAAGTATAAGAACAGGTGGTTATTTAGTAAAGTCAAGTGAATCTGATATAGCTAATAAGTTAAGAAAGTTCATGAAAAACTATAAAAATGTTACTCAGGAACAGATACTAGAAGCTACAAGAAGATTTGTTGCAAGGAAAAGACAGGAAGGTTGGCAATATATGAAAACTGCTAGTTATTTCATTTATAAAGATAATGAAAGTGTATTGGCAGCAGAAATTGAGAACTTACAAACTACTATTGAGCCTAAAAGTAATAACTTAAATAAGATGCTATAATGAGTCTAGCTGAAGAAAGAAAACTACATTATTTACAAGAAAAGAAAAATAGGGAAGAAGGGATACTAAATGGTATTCCTCTTTTCTATGCTTTTCCTAAATTAGGTAGTATAATTAAGACAATACCAAGAGGTTATCCATTCTTATTTACGGCAGGAAGTGGAATTGGTAAGACCCAGAGCTGGATAGGAATCTTCATTTATAATATTTACTATATGAAGAAGTATTGTCCAGAACTTAATCTTAATGTAAGACTTGTAATAGTACTTCTTGAAGATACTGAAGAAATGTTTATTGACAGGCTTTATAGTTTATTATTCTGGACTACATTTGGTATTATAGTAGATGCTGATGAATTGCATAGTAGGAATGAAATACCACTATCTAAAGAAATTGAAGATAAACTCCATATTATTGAGATAGAGGTAAATAGCATACTGGAATATTGTGATATATGCTCAAGTATCTTCAATCCTACCGGAATTTACAAATGGGCAAGGAATATATGTAATAAATATGGTACTCACCATAACAAGATAGCTAAGTTTTCTGATGAACATGGACATACTGAAAATAGAGAAATTTATTCTCATTATGAACCATTTGATAAATCCTTACAAGTACTTATGATAGTTGATAACCTTAATAACTTAGCTCAAGAAATGAGGAATGGTGTATTATTAAGTGAAAGAGAGACTATTAATATGTGGACTAGGAATTATTGTAGGCTTCAAATTACTAAGCATTGGAAATGGAGTTGTCTATGCATACAGCAGCAGGTAGCTAGTGGAGAGCAGCAACAATTTGATTTCAGAGGTAATATTAATGTACAAAAACTTAAACCTTCATTAGCAGATTTAGGTGGTAGTAAAGAAGCTCAAAGAGACTTCTTACTAATACTTGGGTTATTTGCACCTGATAGATACGGTATTGTAAATTATGAAGGTTATGATATTGAAAAGTATGGTGATAATTTTAGAACTCTTACAGTATTAAAGAGTAATCTATCACCAACTAATATTGAAATACCTTTCTATTTTAATGGTGCTTGCTCTTTATTAAGAGAATTGCCTAAGCCTAATGGAATTAAAGATGATTCCTATGAGAAAATATCTGAATTAATTAAACCTAAAGAATTAAACAATGGATAAAAGAGTTTATAAATATGAATTAAATCCAATGACAAGTATTCAAGAAGTTATATTACCTATTGAATCACAAATACTCACTGCACAAATGCAAGGAAATAAATTACAGCTTTGGGCTTTGGTTGATTCTATTCAAGAATTAAAAGCAAAAAGAGTTATTGAAATTATTGGTACAGGGTATAAGTTTTGCAGTCCTAATGGTGTTGAAAGAAAACATATTTCAACTATTCAACTTGCAGGGGGTGTATTTGTATATCACATTTTTGAAAATCTTTAATTATGAAGAAGCAATATAATGGGGTTAAATTCTATAAAGAAATTAATATTGGTAGAAATCAAACTATGTGGAAGATTTATTACCCAAGTTGGTTTACAAGAAACTACCTAATGTTTAAATATTGGATTAAAAACTTATAATTATGAAAGCAGAAGCAGTATTATATAAAACTGATGGAACTACTGAAGAAGTGGAAGCTAAAAATGGTAAAGACTTTTCACTTGAAGAATTACAAAAATATGTAGGTGGTTATATTGAAGTTGTTAACTTAAATACCAAACTAATAATGATTGTAAATGAAGAAGGTAAGTTAAATAACCTTCCTTTGAATGAAAGAGCTACAACTATGTTTATAAACTTTCAACATAAAGTAAATGATGTAATTGTTGGCAATGCTTTGGTAATGAATTCTAAATTTATGAAATAATGACAACATTAGAAGATATGGAAAATTATCTAAGAAACCAACCAGAGAATTTAACTCCACCTGAACCAACTGAGCCATTGGAAGAAATTCCTCAATACAGATTTAAAACTGAACAGGAGTTTATTGAAGAGTTTGGCAAAGGATGGAAACATCAATGGAAAAATTATTCATTACCTAATATATATAATTTGGTAGAAGTAGATTGGACTGATGAAATGGGTTTTCTTTTTGGTGAAATTTTAGAACCAGAAATCTCAGAAACAATTTATAGAAATCCTTCAGCTCAAATTAAAATTGATGGGTGGATAATTTCCAAAGAAATGATTACAGATAAACCTTTAAAATAAATAATAACTAACTAATAATGAGGACTTAACAATGGCAATCACAGTAGGAATTTTTTCTAGCTCTGGTGGTGGTAAAACTACCAGTATTGTAGTAAACCCTGATGGTAAATGTGTATATTTACTTGATGGTGATCCTAATAAAGCAGAACAGTATGAAGCAATGAATCCTGAAACAACTGTATTTATTAATGGGGATAAGAAAAGACCACCTTTTCCTTTAGGAGATAAGTGGATAAAAGGTAAGAATTATTTTGAGACAGCAGACACAGAAGCTATTTCAACAATGGTTAAAGGAATTAGTACAAAAGGCACTATTATTAAAAGTATTATAATAGATACTGTAAATAATTTAATGTTGGAATTCGAGATGTTGGAGTCAAGAAAACTTACATTTGATAAATGGAATGATTTAGCCAAGCAGATATTTGCCTTAATATCAGACTGTAACGCATTAAGAGATGATTTAATTATTTATTTTGCAGGACATGTAAACCTCTATACAGATGTTGATGGTAATGAAAGTAAGTGTCTCACGACGAATGGTGAATTTTTGCCATTATCTATCTAATTGCTGGAATACCTTAAAACCAAATAAACTACAACATAATTTGAAAAGATAGGTGTGAAAGTTTGAAAATTATTTGGATAATAAGATAATTTTGATTATCTTTGAAATAGGCAATCAGCAGCCAAGCACCTGAAATGGTGAAGGTTCAACGACTATCCCTCAGAAGGGGAGTAGATACATATCTGATAAATATGTATCGAAATGGTAGACATTAGAAAAAAATAAATTTATGGAAAAAATTATTATTTACACTTTATCAGACCCACGTAATAAAGAAATTAGATATTTGGGTAAAACTACAGATAAAAGCTTTAGAAAAAGATTCATCTCTCATATGTTTGAGGGAAGAAATTTACAATACACAAGTCATAAAAGTAGATGGATAAGGGGAATAATATTAAGAGGTGATGATATTTTAATGGAAATTTTGGATGAAATTCCTTACACAGATAACTGGGAATGGTTAGAAAGTTATTGGATTTCTCAACTTAAAAGTTGGGGGTTTAATTTACTAAACATGACTGATAGTGGTGATGGAAATAAAAATCAAGAATTTTCAAGAGAATCTGTTTTAAGAAGAAATGCAAAACTTAAAGGCAAAGTTCGTACTTTAGAACAAAGACAAAGATATTCAGATTGTAGAATGGGAATTCCTCTAACAGAAGCACATAGAATAAATACTAGAAATGGTATTATTGCTTTACAAGGAAAACCTGTTATACAATATGATATTAATGGATGTTTTATAGCAGAATTTAAATGTGTTATTGATGCTGCATTATCTCTTGGAAGAATACATTTACACTCTGCTATTCATAGATGTTGCCAACATAAGCCTGGTTATTTTACTTCAGGTGGTTATAAGTGGGAATATAAAAAATTCTAATGAAGATATAGTCTAATCTACATAGAGATATGTAGGATTTTAAGGTAAAAATTATCAATTTACATTTACAAACTTAAAATCATAAATGAGAAAACTTGAGAAAATTAAATTAGAAAGCAAGCTTCCAATAGTACTTTTTGGTACAGTTGAGAGAGGTACACAAGGAGATAATAAATTCTTCTTTGAAACTCAACAAAACAGATCAACTGGAAAGACACCACTTGGAATGTTTAAGGATTTCTTAATTCCTAATTCATTGAAACTGGTAGATGATACTATCAGAAAATATTATGGTATTGAATAAAAACTAATATTATGATAAATTATGATGAATGTCAAAGATACAAGATGGAATTAGAATATAATCCACATCTTTCACAAGATACTTATAGAAAATTAAATTATTTAGTGGAAGAATTTGAACATTTTACTACAAGAAATGATGTAATAAACAGGTACTCAGGGATGGCTAATACAGGAAGTATGTATCCTAATTTT